ACGGACACGGTGCGGCGTGATTATGTGTGTAATGATATTTTCTAGAAAAATTTCTAGAAAAAGTATTGACATTTTCTAGAAAAAATAGTATTGTAATATCAGAAACAAGGAAAATCATAATACAAAAAATGGAGGAATAACAATGACAGAGTTAGAAATGAAAGAAAATCTGAAAGAAAAGTGTAAACAAACGTGGGAGACATATGATGCTTTTAAAAGTATAAAAGGAGTTGATTATTTAATGACTCAAAAATATCTGACAAAATGGGTAACTTATCAAGATTTATATAAAGAATTTTTTGGAGAAGAAGTACAATATTAAATTCTTTGCTGGCCTATCGGCAATACGGGGAGAAAGAGGATAAATGAGAATTAATCAAAAAATGACGTATGAAGAACTTGTTAAAATGCAAAATAACGTTGCTGAACTTCCGTTCTATGTAACAAGAAAAGTAGGTGCAGAGTTTAAAGTGTATGCTTATTCTCACTCGTCTATGACAAACGGATACATCCGTAAAAATGCAACCTATAACCCGCTACCGTATAAAGGACGGTTTGGTGTCGGATTTACTGTAAAATCCAACAATTCCACAAGCACTCGTTATGCTTACATAACTTATTACATTGAAATCAAACATTCCGTTATCTGTTCCGCTAACGATAACTGTACGTTGTGTCCGTTGTACTCAAAAGAGGGAAACGAAGAAACGTGTTATTATTAAGGAGGTATCATAATGAGAGTAAAAGATTTTATAAACATGTATTGTGGTAAGAACTGCGTGGAAGTCGAAATTTATGTGTCTGTTACGGTGTTCAATGAGGAGTATAATGTATTAGTTGGGGAATTTGCTGTGGATTGCGTAAACTTCTACACCAAAAGAACAGAAAACTTCTTATCAGAAGAAGTAACCGCCTTTGAAATTGTAAATGGTAAATTGCGATTGATAATAAGGGGGTGCGAATAATGCCGAACTCAAAGGACTACAGCATCTACCAGGAACTTGATCTTAGTTTAGACCAGATCAAACGCGAATTACCTAAAGTGGCGCAGGCGGCAAACAGCCGCCTTGCCAAACTGGAAAAAATACACGCGCGCGACCAATGGGAGTATGGGCGCGTAAAAGAGTTTTTTGCGTCACAAGGGCGATCAAAAGATCGTTTTTTGAAAGGCGTAAAGCGGTCGGATGCATCCATTCGGCAAGAATGGGATATGATGATCGCTTTTCTGAATTCACCCGAAACAACTTTGGAGGGATACCGGATCGCAGAATTGCAGAGACGTTTTGATAAGTCAAAGAAGAAAATTGATGAAGAAGTAACAGAAGATAACTATAAAGACTTGTATCGTTTTCTGACTTCCAATATCTACAAAAAAAATCTGCGAAAGCAGGTAGCGTCCGATCAGATCATTGATGATTTCATATCGAAATTAAATGATAGTGGAATCGAACTAGAAGATATTCTTGAAGAATATCAGAAGTTTCTCGATGGATATATAACGGAAGAAGAATTATTTGAGAAAAAGAGAACAAAATTAAATTAGGTGGAAATATGTATGAATTAGATATCCCTGTTATCGTAAACGGAAACGAAAATGTTTCACGTGAAACAATTTATTCGGTCAATGATTTTCCGTTTTCGTCTTTCCAGACTTTGCGCGAATGCCGCAAACGTGGAAGAAAGAAAAACCCTATCGTTTATTATGATGCAGAAATGGCGTTTGATATCGAAACAACTACGTTAGAAAAACTTGATTATGAACGCTATAACAAAACAGGTGAAAAAGTAGTAAAAGGAACTGCCTTTCTGTATCAATGGCAGTTTTGTATCAAAGATACCGTGTGTTTTGGTCGCACATGGAACGAGTTTCTTTCATTCTGCGAAAAACTGCATTTGTATTTGAAAACATCTGATACGAAACGTGCAGTCGTTTATGTTCACAATCTTTCCTATGAATTTCAATTTATGAAAGATTTTATTGAATTTGACGAAATCTTTGCGCGGGATGCGCATAAAGTGATGAAATGTTATGCGTATAAGTACGGTATCGAGTTCCGGTGTTCGTATTTTCTTAGCAACATGAGCCTTGCGAAATTTTGCGAAAACAGCGAGGGCGTGATCCATTATAAACTGGTTGACACTTATGACTATAAAAAACTGCGTACACCAAAAACACCTTTGACGGATGTTGAACAGAGTTACTGTTACAACGATGTTCGAGGTTTATGCGAATGCATCCACGCTTTACGTAAAGAGGATAATCTAGCAGAAATCCCCCTTACTTCAACTGGCTACGTTCGCCGCGAATTCCGCCGTGCTATGCAGGCGGATAAAAGCTATTATCCCGATACCTTTACCGACATTGCGCTTACTTTACTGCAATATCAACTCTGTAAAGATGCGTTTCGCGGCGGCAACACCCACGCCAACCGCATCCACGCGGGACACACGATCACGGCGAAAAAGGGTGAATCTGCAATCGTTATGGGTAGTATGGACCTCTCGAGTAGTTATCCGGCGCAGATCGCTATGGGGTACTATCCTATGAGTGCGTTCCGGGCGGTTGAGATCACAACGCAGGAACAGTTTGACAACTTGTGTGCTACGAGTTGTGTTATCATGCGGGTACAATTTGACAACTTGCGTATCAAAGAAAACATTCCGGTACCATACATCCCGCTGTCGAAGTGCCAGAAGCACGGGAAAGATTGTGTGATTGATAATGGTCGAGTGTTATCTATTGTTTGTTGCGAAATTGCAATGACGGAAATTGACTTGTCGATTATAAAAAATCAATACGACTATGATTTCTTTACCGTGTCGGAGTGCTACGTAGCCGCGCGCGGAAAATTACCGGATAGTATGCGCAACACCATGATGTCATTTTTTATCGCAAAAAGCCAGTTGAAAGGAAATCCCGATAAAGTCTATGAATACATGAAGTCTAAAAATAAGTTAAACAGCACATTCGGAATGTGTGTGACTGATCTGTTACAGGATGAATGGGAAATGGATTCATTTACAGGTGAATGGCATCGGGAAAAAGCAGACGCGGAAAAAGCACTGAAAATGTACTACGAGGGAAAAAACAGCTTTTTGCACTACCAGTGGGGTATCTATGTTACCGCACATGCAAGGAGGCAGTTACAAGATATGCTTGACGTAGTTGGCATGGATGTTGTCTATTGCGACACTGACAGCATCAAATTCTTGCATCCCGAGATACATATTCCGGAGTTTGAAGCCAAAAACAAAATACTGGCAAAACGTGCGATTGATAATGACATTCCGGCGTTTTGTGACGTTGGGGAGAAACGTTACATTCTCGGCGTTTGGGATATGGATGACCTCTACATCCAGTTTAAAACCCTCGGCGCAAAGAAATACTGCGGTGTGGAATGGGACGAAAAAGCGGCTCAATCTGGTAAAGACCCCGTGCGGTTTACGTCTACGGTAGCTGGCATGAATAAAAAACTTGGAGCGGAAAACATAAAGTGCTGTAATAACTTCCGGCTCCGCCGCCGAATGGAAAATGTTGGAAGAACAATCAGTTGTTTTAACAACTCGAAACCCCATTACATCAACATCAACGGGGAAGAAATTTTGACAGCAAGTAACATTGGAATCATTGATACCACTTATACTTTAGGTGTAACGAATGAATACTACGAAGTATTGGTAAACTCTCAAGACGGAGTTTTACCGGAATAGGAGACGATATGAGATATTTTGTGTTTTTTATGTTTTTAGTATTATCAACGATTTGGGCGTTACATGAGGAAGAACTCGACCTTTCCATCCTGCTTTTATTTTTGGATATTTTCTTTATTTTCTTATTTTAACTATTGACTTTTTTTGGTAGGAACTGCTATTATAATACTTGTAAGAACAAATAGCCACATAACGAAAGGAGAAAAAATGGTTATAACACGAATCGAAAAATTTATCTACTCTGTTATTGACAGAAACACAAAACAGGTGAACGGCTCTTTTGAGAATACAGAAGAATTGAAATCGCAGAAAGCAAAAACCGCCGCTGTTACTGCCGCTGGTTTTCCGGAGGATTCCATCTGCGTATTAACCGATACCGTATCCGCCCGCTACGAGATGCCGGACGAACAGTTTTTTGCCGAAGCAAAGAGACTGGACGACTAATCAGTGCACAACCCGCGGTCTGGAAGTGACCAGATAAGACAATGATCAAAGAAAAGCGCCGCGGTTCTGCATAACAAAACAACTTAAATCACAAGGAGAGAAAATCATGAGCAAAGCTAAAATGAAATTAAACAACGTAACCGTTAAATACGCAAAGGAGGAAGACGGCAAAAGTGTTCTTTCCGCTTCTATCTCTGACGATCAGAGGAAATCCATCTTCGAAAAAATTATCGAAGAGTTTGGCGAAGATGCCGCCGCAGAAGCAAAATGGATTCCGGCAAAAGAAACCGATGAAGCTGGTCTTTACGTGAAAGCGCAGACCAACTATAAAGTAGATTTTTATGAGGACGGCGTAGAAAGCGACACAGTTTCCAGAGTTGACGAATTGGGCAAAGGCGCAGTAGTCGACCTCTTCCTCTCTATCGGTGAAAGCAAGTTCCGCCGCGACAAGGGATTTACCGCTTACCTTTCCGCAGTAAACGTCCATAAATTCGGCGACACGGAAAAATTTAATCCGTTTGCTTAAATATATGACGTTAATACGCGCTCCGACTGGCGGACGGCAACTTGAGTATGATAAGTTATCTGTAGTTGATTGTTACTATATCTTGTGTATTTGAAAAAACTCCATACGTGTGAGAGAGCTACGTTTTCCAGCGTAGCTCTTTTTAAATCTAGCGACGCTCTGCCGCTCTCTGCCGTCCATCTGCAAGCAAAACGTGCGATCATCGTGCGATTAACGTGAGATTGACTGCGGAGACTGGCGGGAACTGGCGGGACGCGGTGCTGGGGATGTAGAAAACGATAGAAAGGAGGATGTGAAACAAAATGTTTCACGTGAAACAATGATTTTTTGGAACGATATTCAATGGGAAAAACTTTTCGCTGATTATGATGTGAAATTTGAAGGGGTAGATGATAAAGGAAAGCCAATTCAGTATTACAATCCAATCCGGTTGTTTTCAGAGCCAGACGTGGACGGTGATTTCGCTGGCGTGGCAATTACATGTTCCAACCGTAGCGCCGGAAAGACAAGTGCTTTTGCCGCGGCAAGCTGTATTTTATGCAAAGAGTATGGCTTGCAGACTGGATGGATTTTCCGAACGAAAGGGGAGATGACGGGAGCGGCGGCAATGTATGAAGATATGTTGCGAATGTATCCAAAATTGGGTAGTGTGATTACCTATAAAAATCTGGACAAAAACGGAAATGTCGTGCGGTATTTTCTAGACGGTGTGTCATTCGGATGCGCGTTTAGTTTTGGAAGTAAGATAGACAGTGTAAAAAAATTGTCTCCGTATTTTCGGGATATCTACTTTTTGTTTTTTGACGAGTTCAGCATGGAAAGCGGACAATACGTAAAAGGGGAATCTGAAAAACTGCAATCGTTGTTGCTGACGATCAGCCGTGGAAATGGAAGCCAGTCCCGATGGTTTAAACTGGTTATGGCATCCAATAATATTTCGTTGCTCAATCCCTATTTTGTATTTTTTGGTATCCATAAGAGATACCAGAAAGAAACAAAAATGCTGCATGGGAGCGGTTTTGTGTGTGAGTTTACTCACAATGACAGTGCCAGTAAAGCTATGTGGGAGAATACTGCTTTGAAAGCATTCCGCGGCGGTCATTATATGCAGAGCATGAGCGTAGGCGATCAGATGTTGATTGCTGATGCCGTGTTTGTACAAAAGCCGACCGGACGGTCGCGGTATCTGTTCACCATCGAACATAGTGGAAAAAGATATGGAGTGTATGAGTATTACGAAGAGGGGTACATCTATATTACGCATAACTATAACCCGTCTTGTAATTTTGTCGCGGTTTTTCGGGACGGAGATCACACACAAAACACGGTTATGTTGGAACACTATGATTATTTGTTTGAAAATCTTGTTGACGCATATCGCAAAGCATATTTGCGATTTGACGATCTAGACAGCAAAAATATGGCGGTTGAGTTACTCGGGATTGATTTTTATAAATAGTTCGTGTGAGACGGACAAATGTACTTGACATACGGATAAAAAAAGATGTATCATGAAAATACGGGGAAACCTTTTAAAAGGGGTTGCCACGGTTGAGTAAACCGCCCGGTCCTTGGCAGGTCAAAAGGTTTCCTTGTTTAAATGGACTGGAAGAAAGGAGCAAAGATGGCAAGTATCGTTTTTAATATGATTGTCGGAATGATGAAAAAAGAAAATGCTTATCTTGCTTATACGGTACGCTATAAAGCGGACGAAAAAGACACTTTAATCATTGTCCCACATGAAAATTACGAGTCTCACATCCGCTATTTGTGGGATTTCTTTTTCATGAATGGCAACGCATATAACAGTAAATCGCCAGTTCGACTCATTCATAATTTTATTATGTGTGATAAATTAAGTGAAATTGAGGACTGGTTAAAATGGCAGGATAAGGAGGTAGAACCATGGATGTAACTATGGTAACGCAGTTGGTTGGGTCGCTTGGTTTTCCGATCGTTTGTTGCGGCGCACTTTTTTGGTATCTGGTGAAAGAAAAAGACGCACACAAGGAAGAGATGGAAGAACTGCGGAAAAGCGTAGAAGCGAACACAACCGCTATTAACTCGTTGTGCCAGCACTTAGGAGGTGGAACGAATGAATAAAATCGAAAAAGCAGTTGCATGGGAGGAACAAATCGCCGCCGATGATCGGCATGGGTACTCACAGGTACACCGGAACAGTCCCGATTATGATTGTTCGTCATTTGTCGGAACGGCACTTGCAAATGCTGGTTTTCCGATCAGCATTTACAGCACAACTAGAAATCTAGGTGAACAGTTGGAAAACGCTGGTTTTGTGAAATGCGGTAAACCGTGGAGACGCGGGGATATCCACCTTGCGGCTGGTCATCATGTAACGATGTCGGTTGACGCGAACCGCATCGTCCACGCCAGCCAGTCGGAAAACGGCGGGATTGATGGGAATACGGGAGATCAGACTGGAAAAGAAATCTGTGTACGGTCTTATTACGATCTTCCGTATGAAAATACCGTTCACTATCGGTATGCAGGAGCCGACGACGAAAAGCCGCATAACGTCATTGAAAGTTGCGTCAAGACAGAATCCGCACGTAGTTTTGACCGGAAAATTGCAGGAGCGTATCATACCAATGATCGCTATCATCTGCGTGTTGGCGCAGGAATGAATAAAACTGTCATCTTGACGTTGCCAACCGGAACCAGTGTTAGAAACTACGGGTATTATACCGGAGAATGGTATCTGGTGAAAGCAGTAGTAAATGGCATCGTCTATACTGGTTACGTAGCAAAAGAAGGACTGACCCGTGGCTAATCTGACGCTTGCCTATAATACCTGTATCGAGATTTGTAACAATCCAAACGTTGGATATTCCCAAACGTATCGTGAGGGTCAGACCGTAGGAGGTATTACCTACTATGATTGCTCCTCTCTCATGAGTTACTGTTGTACGGTCGGCGGGTTTTTAGCATCTAACCCGTGGTTTACGACTCGTAGCATGGACGGATATTTGACCGGTGCTGGATTCCAAAAAGGTACAGCCAATCAGCCATGGAAAAAAGGTGATATCTTATGGAGGAGCGGCCACACCGAAATGGTTTACAATCCCGCTGACGGTGGCGGGTATACGATGGGAGCGCACACCGATAGTTACCCGCTGGAAAGACAGGTATCCATTAATACGTTTGTGTCTCCCTATAGCGCGTGGACGTATCTTTATCGGTATCCGGTTGAGGTAGAAAGCGGTATCAGCCAGTATGTCATTTCCGCCATCTGCGGCAACTTTTGGCAGGAATCCACCGTAAATCCTGGATTATGGGAGGGAACGATTGTCGGAGCGCCCGGTTATGGTTTGGGACAATGGACCGATAATTCCTCTACTGACCGCCGGACGCGGTTGTTCCAATGGTTAGATTCCAACGGGTACAGCCGGGAAGATGGTAACGCACAGTTAGAATATCTGATTTATGAAAATGTCTGGTATTCGGTCGGAGCCGCTAGTGCTTACGAAAATCTACAAGCGTTTTTGCACAGTGACAGCAACGATCTGAACGCACTGACTTCCGCCTACATGAAAGGATGGGAGGGAATTAGTGACGATGGAACACTTGCGTTCCGGCAGGAAAAAGCACATGAATGTTTTAATTTCATTTCGGAACACGCAAAAGATTCTGCAATTACCGGATGGCTCGTTGGGAATCGGTATCTATCTGATTCCGAACGTTTGAACAACGCGGTTATGGTATTTCGGTATTTGTCCACTGGGCAACCCGAGCCACCCGAGCCGCCACACCCAATGAAACCAAAACGGCATAAAATGCCGATCTGGTTATATCCCAATTTAAGAAGGAGGTTTTAAAATGACACTAGAAGAGTATTGGTCAGAAATTGTTGCCGACATTGGAAACATCGAAACGCATGGCGATGCGATTGCCGCCATCAGCGAAAAAATCAAAACAGAAGATACCGACATTGAAGCACTGATGTCCGAACGTGACGCACTGGTTGCGGAACGGGACGAACTGAAAGAAAAGTATGATGCCGCCGTTGCTGAAATCAAAAGCCGCTGGTCTGATCTTTCCCACGGTGGAAGTATCACAAAAGTAACTGAGTTTGGCGGACATGCGCCGGAAGAAACCGCAACGAGTATTAATGATCTTGATATGTCTCAGCTCATTTTGAGCGGAAAAGGAGAGTGAAACAATGGCAGAAAAACTTGATATGACCAATATTAATATGCTGAACGCCGTGCGTCAGACCATGAGTGTTGACTACCGTGACAGAGTCCCGGTTGCAACCCGTGAAAATATTGCCGACATCGCAAAAACTTTAACAGATCCTTACAACCCGATGGCAAGAAACGAACTCGTTCCGGCTCTTGTGAATCTGATTGCCAGTCAGTCGATCAGCACGGAAGCGTTTAGAAATCCTCTGCGTGTGCTGAACAGTAACGCAATGCCGTATGGAAACGGAGAACAGGAAGTTTACGTAAACTTTGCACAAGGTTATGCGCACGATGCGAACATCAGCATCGAAGATGCGACCGCCATTTATGACAGTTACATCATGGCTCTGTATCATGTAATCAATTTTAATAACGATTATCCGGTGACGATCTGGTTTGAGGATATGCGCGGGGCGTTTCTTGATGCTTACGGACTCAGAAGTCTAATTCAGGCAAAAGTGGAAAGTGTCGTTTCCGCTTGTAACTGGGATGAGTTCACATCCGCGAAAGAACTGATTGCATCTGCAAAACATGCGGGACAAATTTACCCGGTTCATGTGGATGCCGTTACGGATCAAGCATCCGCGAACGCACTTGCAAAACAGATTCAGTCTTACATTGACAAAATTCAGTTCCCGAACCCGCTGTACAATTTCGCCGGCGCAACATCGGCGGCAAAAGAAGATACCATTCTTCTGTTTGTTGACCCGGATACCAAAGCCGCGATGAATGTTGACAGTTATGCCAGCGCGTATAATCTCGATCGGATGATTCCGAAAGCACAGCAGGTTTTAATTGATAACTTTAACGATGCTGAGAGTATCGTGGCTGTACTGGTTGACAAACGGTTCTTCAAAATCCGCGAACAGTATCGCATGATGGTACAGGATAACGTTAATCGCGGACTGCGTTGGAACAGTACGTATACAGTAAAAGAGATGTTCTCTTATTCCCTGTTTTATCCGATCATCGTGTTTACGACCGATACGGTTGATGTTTCTTCCATTACCGCAAGTGACGTTGGACATGTGAACGTCGGAACAGATGTCGACTTTGGAGGAAGTTTTTCGGTTAAGTCTAATGGCGTAGCGGATAACGCAGTAGACGTAAAAGTAGAGGGTAACTCTTCCGCTGATACGTTTGTAATCCCGGGAACAGCCATTCTTCGAATCGCAAAAGACGAAAAGAATCTGAAACCGAAAGAAAACAAAACAGCAAGTGTGCGGGTTGTGATTACAAGCCGATTCAATTCTTCCAAAAATGCAACCATTTACTTTACGACAGATTAAGTAAGAGGGAGGAAACATGGATAATTTCATTCCGATGCCGCCGCAATCCGATGTGGCGGCAGTTTCCCCGCAGACAACTGTTATTTTGGCTAGCGGGATTGAATGGGGAAACGATTATGAACACGTAAGATACTACGAAAACGGAAAAGCAGGTTGTCTGGCGCACGTAAGAGAAAAAGCAATCCATACTTTTAAGCAGTCCGCGCCCGTGAGATGGGGAGAACTGACTTATAAGGGGAAAGGGAATGAAAATGAATTTTTAAAGTGCAATTATATTGCGTTTCAGAATAAACCTTATACGGAAGAGTGGTATTTCGGTTTTGTTACAAGGGTAGAATGGTTGAGTGACGGAAGTTTTAAGATTTATTTCGAACCCGATCGTTTTCAGAACAGTTTTTACAATGTGGTGCTTCAACCGTGCTATGTAGAACGAGAACACGTTGCCAAAGCAAATGATGCAGTCGGAGCAAATTTAGTTCCCGAAAATCTGGAAACTGGAGAATACATTGTAAATGGTTCCGCCGGCATGGGTTTTGGTCTTATGAACTATTGTCTTATTGCCAGTGCGGATGAAAATGGCGTTGCATTGGAACCGGAATTAAATCAAAAAATAATGTCTGGTTTGACTTATTTTAACACTACAGATTTTGCTACCATGAAACAAAAAATTCAAGCCTATGCGAAAAGCGGAAATGCAGACGCTATTGTATCCATTTTTCAAGCACCTGCTTTATGCTTTTCTGCAAGTCCACAAAACTTTACCATGGCTTTCCCAACAACGCTAGCTGGCTATACTCCAAAAAATAAAAAACTATTTCAATATCCATTTTCGTATTTAATTGCAGATGCGCACGATGGAACACAATATGCGTACCGACTCGAATACTTCAAAGACCAAAAAATAGTTTTTGGCGCGCAAGGCGTAAAATTAAATATTCCGTCTATATACGTCTATCCAAAAAATTACAAAAATGAACCTACTGATAATACGCCATATGCATTTACTTATAGTAATTTTCCTACCTGCGCGTGGACAAATGACGCTTATCAAGCCTGGCTGGCACAGTCTCAACCTATATGGGATTATCAGACAAAACAGCAGTATATTGATACTGGAAAAAGTGTTGTATCAACCATTGCAAACGTATTAAGCGGTAATTTCGGAAAAGCCATCGAAAGCAGTATCGGTCAGACAGTAAGCAATTTTATGTTTGGCGAAAATATTTCAGCACAGATGGAGCAACACGATTTAATTCCGCCTACAGCAAAAGGAAGTGCTACTGGAAGTTATGTTCAGACTGCGCTTTTTAGTAATACGATTGCATTAAAGACCATGTGTGTAACTCCGGAAATGGCGAAAGTAATTGACGATTATTTTACTATGTATGGATACGCAACACACAAAATTAAAGTACCGAATATCACTGGGCGGTCAAGTTGGAATTTTGTGAAAACGGTAAATTGTGGATTGCATGGAGCGTGTGTCACCGATGATATCAACTTTTTACAAGCAATGTTTAACAGAGGTGTTACGTTCTGGCATACGGATGATGTTGGAAACTATGGTCTTTCCAATAATTAAGGGGGTGATAATATGTATGCTAACCCGTATCGTGTGAGCAACAAAGAAGTTTGGGGACGCTGGGAAAATAACCCGAATACGTCACCGGAAGAAAAGATGTATTTTCGCCACTTTTTCGACAAGTTCGTAAATTTAGCATTATCACGTTATGAGTATGACGGTTTACCGGATGAGATTCCACCGCGGATGCTGAACTCTTATTTGTTGTGGAACGGTATGTGTCTTTTCAAGAAAGAACCGATTACAGGACTGTACGGTGTTTTCGGCGTGAATCTTGTAGGCGAACCGGATATTTATGGTATTCCGACCGATTGGATTGCGTACGCCATGAACGGTCAGTATTACGAACAAACGGATAAAGAAGAAAGTGCGCTGATTTTTGCTAGACCTTTTGCTGTACCGGAAATTCACAGTATTATTTTACATGCACAAAGTCTGGCAGAGAAAAAAGCGTCAACTCGAGTCAATGTCATTCAGCAGAGGACACCTGTAGTTATCAGCGGTGATAGCACTCAGAAGTTATCCATCGACAACTTTATCCAAAAATGGGTAAAAAACATTCCTTTTATCAAAGCAAAAAACGATCTGCGAAAACAAATTCAGATTGATACCATTGATTTGAAAGTACAGCCAATCTTTAACGAACTTGACACCGCCGCACAGAGAGAAGTAGCAGAATGTCTGGCTGATCTCGGTATCGAAGCAAGCGGCGTAGAAAAACCGGAACGGCTGGTTTCCGCTGAAACGAGTTACAACGATGGAGAGATCGAGTTGACAAGAAACGGAAATCTGGCTACCATTCAGAGGGGACTTGATGCGATCAATAAAATGTATGGATTGAATATTCATGTACATTTTAACTCTAAAATGGTAACGCCGATTAATCGACCGGATGTTTTCGACACTACAAATGCCGAAACCTACACACAAGAAAACAACGGAAACGACACGCCGGAAAGTGAGGTGGAATGATGTTTCTTAACTATAACTACGAAACGAAAACGCTAACGAATACCATTGAACAGTTAGTTATTTCCGATCATGTACTTTCACCACTTGAAAATCAGACCATTGATCATATGATCGAAGCCGCCGTTCCTTTAATCTTCAATTTTGACTTTCCGTTTTATGTCGATGCATCCGCTCCCGAATATGCAACCGCAAAACTTACGTTCGAAAAAACATTCTGTTTACAGTATTTTCGGGAACAGATCGGGTTAGAAACTATCGGAGAATTTCAGTATCATCTAAAAAAGATTCTTACGGTCAATATGCCGTACTATGAACAGTTGTACAGGAGTATTACTTTTGAGTATAACCCGCTGATTACCCATAAGAGTACGCGGAAAGTACAGAGTACAAAAGACGATACGCGAACAGGTGTGATCGCGGGAGACAGCACAGCGAAAAACACAACGACAGCCGATACAAATAACGATACCCAAAATATCCATTCAGACAACCCGCAGATTAATTTTGCCGGAACGAATTATGCGTCTACAATGGAACGGGGACAAAATACAATTCATAACAGTGCTATAAGCAATGGGGAGAATACCACAAAAACGAACAGCAATGACACTTATCATGCAGATAATAATGATACGATTGAGGATGAGGGATTCGACGGTAGTTACTCTTTAGAGGTGCAGAGATTCCGAGATACCATACTTAATCTTAACAAGCGTATTTGCGATGATTGCAGAGAACTGTTCTATCAATTTTATTAAGGAGGGATAATAATGGCAGAGAAGCCAACGATTCCAGATTTTCCTACGTTGCCAGATTTCGGTCAGATGATTACGCAGGCTTGTGAGGTTGTCGCAAGTGTTCGGGGGATTCCGTATGATTTCAACGGGACGTTGAGTCTAGAAAATAAATTTGTTGTGCTGTTTAAGACGGTGAAAGAAATGTTTGACGCACAGGACGAACTTGTAAAAAGTTACAAGGCGTTATATAATTTTGTCAATCAGTATTTTACCAAGCTTGATATTCAGACAGAAGTCAACAAGAAAATAGAAGAAATGAAAGACAGCGGCGAACTTCTGAATTTATTAAAACCTACTGTAAGCAATGAAGTATCAACATGGTTAACATCTAATATCACGAATCCATCCAATCCGCCGATTGATAAGTCGTTGACGGTAGAAAATGCCGCCGCAGATTCTAAAGTAGTTGGAGAAAGACTATTGAAAGATGGACTTTCATATAGTAAGCAGTTTAGTAAATCTGTATACTATAAGGGTTCCTCACATGGTACTTCAACTAATACAAATGGAACTTCATTTATTTCTTTTGATGACTATAATAAGGGAGAAAACAGCGGAAACCCTAGTGTAGTTGGCGTTGCGTCTACTTTTACTGTTCCAATAGTAAATCCAAAAACTGACACACTAGACATTTATTATTTAGTTGATGCAAGAGCTTCTGGATTTATTGGCAGTTACTCTCTTTCACTATGGTTATCTAGTAACGCGAGTTGGGTTGATACTAGTGTTTGCTACGGCGGTAACATTGATTTTAAACCAGGCAAAATCTCTTTGAACAAAATGACACTTCGTAAAGGCGGCTCAACTTCTGACGTTATTAACACAGCTATATTAAGAATTGATAAAATTTCACAGGTGCCAAACACTGTTAATATTAAATTCATGCTATTCACTGATAGTACACTGTATGGCTTATGGGATGCTATTCCTACGGTAGACAATACGCTTAAAATCAATGGAGCGGCGGCAGATTCTAAAGTAACTGGTGAAAGACTATTGAAAGATGGACTTTCATATAGTAAGCAGTTTAATACATCTGTATACTATAAGGGTTCCTCACATGGTACTTCAACTAATACAAATGGAACTTCATTTATTTCTTTTGATGACTATAATAAGGGAGAAAACAGCGGAAACCCTAGTGTAGTTGGCGTTGCGTCTACTTTTACTGTTCCAATAGTAAATCCAAAAACTGACACACTAGACATTTATTATTTAGTTGATGCAAGAGCTTCTGGATTTATTGGCAGTTACTCTCTTTCACTATGGTTATCTAGTAACGCGAGTTGGGTTGATACTAGTGTTTGCTACGGCGGTAACATTGATTTTAAACCAGGCAAAATCTCTTTGAACAAAATGACACTTCGTAAAGGCGGCTCAACTTCTGACGTTATTAACACAGCTATATTAAGAATTGATAAAATTTCACAGGTGCCAAACACTGTTAATATTAAATTCATGCTATTCACTGATAGTACACTGTATGGCTTATGGGATACTATTAATTCCAATGAATATACAACTGATCTTTGTTTCTGGGGAGATAGCTTGACAGCTGGAGCTGGAGGGTCTGGAACAAATTATCCTAGCGTTTGTGCTTCTGAATTAGGAATTACTTCTTTCAAAAATTGTGGAGTTGGCGGAGAAACTGCTAATACCATCGCTTGTAGACAGGGTGGTAATTCACTTATTCTTAAGGAGGGCACAGTAAGTGAATATTCTTTGTCAGAATTAACAGATATTTACGGAACTAAGTGCAATCCATTAAGACAAGGGTCGGGAAGTAATTCGGTTAATCCGATATACATTAACGGCGTGAAATGTACCTTGTCAATTTCACAAACAAGCGCAAGTGACCCGAATGCTAAGTACACTATTACGGGATATAATGACAAGTTAATTGCAGAAACACCAGTCAAATTCTCCGGATGCGACATTACATCTAAAATTACTGTTATTTTTGTTGGACAAAATGGACCGGATCTAGCAGAAAGATTAAGCATCATTGACTCAATGATTAGTAAAATTAACGACAAATATATAATCATGGGACTTAGCTCAGGAACCTCTGCTAGTAAAGCAGATGAAGAAGCACAAATGCTTAGCAAGTATGGTGTGCATTATTTTAACACAAGGCATATGCTTAGCAAATACGGCATGAATATAATGAACCTAACACCAACAAGCTCAGATACGATTGAAATGAACAACGGGGAAGTACCATCATCGTTACGTGCAGATTCAGTTCATCTTAACGCAAATGGATACACGGCTTTAGGTAAAATGCTTGCTCAAAAAATCCGTGCTTGTGGATACGTATAAAGCCTTCCTATCATAAACTATTCAATTTACACACATAATCACGCCGCACCGTGTCCGTCACCCGCGGACACTTTAGCCGACTAAAGTGAGTTGCCGTTGCCGAAGTGTCCGCGACCCGCGGACAAACAGGCGGTTTTGCCCACTTTTCGGGCAAAATGAGTAAGTATTTCGGAAGAATTGTGCGAGATTCGAAGGTAAAACGTGAATAATTAAGGAATTGTATAGACAATTAGACGAGACTAACACTTTAGTCGGGTGAAGCGTTTTTGTCAAGTCGGAAAAATGCATAAAAATTTCGGGCATATGTGTTATAATAAGTATTAAAAAGTGAACAAATGCAATGAAATAGTTTGC